TCTACGTTCTGAAAGATGGTTAAGACCAAAGACCAGAGCAATGAATAGAAAAGAAATATACTTTGCTAATCCCATTGAAGAAGCAGAAAGAACAGGTGATGTCGGGTTAGATTCTCTCATTGATTCAGCAACCATTGATACAAAGACATTAGCAAGATCAAGAACATTTCAGTTTGCACTACTCACAGAGTTTGGTCAATATCCAGAACTAGGCTTAAACATAGATGAAAGATTAATTGCTTTATTCAATGCTGTACCTGATGAGCCAGGAGTTAAATCATTTATAGTAGCAGAATCAACAGCAAGAGGGGATAACGAAGCTAAAGATTTCTGGTATGATCCTACTAATGGATTCAGAAAGATATTCATTGGAATGGTAGCAATGGAGAAGTACCGTACTCCCATTGAGCTAAAAGATTACTTTGAATTATCAGAACATCCTGAATCAAGATACGGAAATGAACTAGAAGAACGTAAGAAACTTATACCAGAAATCAAATTCTGGTATCCTCATTTAACGACAGAGTATGAAATTGAAAATGAGGTAATGGCAAGATTGTTGTGGAGAAGAACAACAATAGATACAAAGTGCAGAGGATCAAAAGAGAAGTTCAGACAAGAGTATCCCATTACAGTTGAAGATGCGTTTGCAGGATCAAGTGAATCAATATTCAACATCAATAAAGTTCTTCATATGGAGGAAGTTTTAAATAATTTAAAACTCAAACCTGCTAGATACTCATACTTTCACGATGATGACAACAAAGACAAAACACATAAATTCCATAGAGATAGCTATGGCGCACTTGAAATCTATGAAGCTCCACAAGATGGTATTCACTATGTCATCGGAGCAGATGGAGCGCAAGGTGTTCCCAAAGGTGATGATTCTTCTGCATATGTACTCAAATTACCTCATCTCGAAGAAGTCGCTTGTTTCTCTGATATTGTCAAGCCTGAACAATTCGCAGGTGTTTTAAATTATTTAGGTTTGCTATACAATCAAGCTTTGATGGGTGTTGAGTTAAATGACAAAGGTGGTTATGCAGTAAATGAAAAGCTAATGAACTTCTATCATTATCCAAACTTATACTATATGATCAATCCATATGACACAAAAGTTCCAACAGATGTTAAGTATGGATGGATTACAGACAAGTCAAGTAGACAGATAATGATTAGAGATTTTAGTGATGACGTAGAAAATGGAAAAATATTCATTAAGTCAAAAAAACTCTTGACACAAATGAAAACATTTGTTAAACTTAAGGACGGTAAGATTGGAGCATCACCAGGAAAGCACGATGATCTTGTTATATCTGCAATGATAGCAAGACAAATAGCTTCACAAGTTCATATACCTAGACCAATAATACCAAACAAAGCTCCTAAAGGTTCAGTTGATTGGTACATTGAACAGTTAGGACGTAAGCAAGGGCAAAGACCAAGATTCAATAGAGGGAGAAATTAAATAAATGAAATTCGTAATAAGATGTAAATCGCTACAAGAAGTTGAAAGATATGAAAACATTCCTGTCAACTGTGAAGTAACACTTAGACAGCAAAAAGATGAAACTAATTCTACTATAGTTGTTATGGCTAACTTTCAACAACACAAAGATAGTAAACTTGATTGCTATATCGGAATAGATGCAGCTTTAGTTGATGATAATCTTAGAATTGGAGATGAGTACGAAGTTGAAATAAGAAAGGTGAAGTAAATGAATCGGCGTAACTTTCTCAAATCGTTTAGTGCTGCTGTTGTAGGAACAGTTGCAGCAATTAAACTACCTCTAGCAACACCATTAGCTGAAAGAGTAGCAGAGGTTAGGAGACATACACTTAAAGCTATAGAATTTGTTGAGATACATATTGATAGATTCACAACTATGAGAATAACCAAGTTACAATATCTAATGAGAGAAAAATCTTTCAAAGATAAAGGTTATGAACTCAACGGAAATCAATTAACCTACACTCCTAAATGGGGTTGGGATGATGAGGAATGGGATTCAATATGAATAGGAGAAACTTTTTAAAAGGATTTTTAGCTACAGCAGCGGTTGTTACTCTTGCTCCATTAGCACCGATTGTAGAATTGCCTGTCCAGAATGCAACCTTTGAAGCGTTGATTGCAACAACCTTAAAAAACTATAGACGAGTAATTGCAGATAATATTACTATGAAATCTTGTGTATGGATGAAGTTTAAAGAATTAGGTTGGATTGGTGGTGGACAGGATATAGTTGAACCGATCGTATACTTAAATAACTTAAATGGCTAAAAGTCTTACAAGTAACTATAAAGCATCTTCAACTGCTATCATTCCTGCTCTTGAAATGAAAGAGTCAGGAAGTGGTCAATTTGATAATGATCTTTGGATGTCAAGATTACATCAAACCTTGCAGTGGAGACAGAACTACTGGAATGGTGATAGGAACTGGAATAGAGCCTATGATATGTTCCGTGGTAAGCACTGGCGTGATAATCAAGAAGAAAATCCTTCTAGCGATCAGTTACGAGAGAGGATAACTGTCAACGTTACTCAATCTAGTGTGCTTGATATTGTTCCGTTCTTAATGACATCTCATCCCCTATTTCAAGGTAAGGCTAGAAAGATAACTAAAACTAATTCAGTCAAGCTACAAATGGAAGCTCTTAACTATGAGTATCAGCAGAGAGAGATGAACTCACAAGTTAAGAAGTCTGTCTATGATGCTGCCATATGTGGACACGGCGTAGCTAAAGTAGGCTATACCTTTGAGCTTGATGAGGGGATTAAGAAAGCAGATGGAAAGACAACTAACTACGAAGATTATATTAAGGAAGATACGCCATTTGTTAAGCGGATTAGTCCTTTCTTTTTTCTCATTGATCCAATGGCACCCGAAGCTAACTTGGAAACTGCGAGATGGTGTGCAGAGATTTTTCTCAAAACTGAGAGGGATATAATTGCTAACAACAGGTATAGTGCATCAGTAAGAAATAAAATCAAGAGTAAATATTATCCATTACTTTATAAGAACTCTCAACTAGGAGTACACTCGGATGATCCAATCTTAAATAATTTAAGTAAGGATTCAGATGATCCTGCTCTACCAGAATCTAAACTTGTCCTTCTATTTGAAGTTTGGGATTGGAAATATAAGAAACTTAGAACATTTGCAGATGGTTGTCCAGAACCACTCCTAGAGAAAGACTGGCCATATGACTACATTAATAAGTTTCCCTTCGTTAAATTTGATTATATTACTATACCAGATGAACTCTATGGAGTCGGCATACCATTCCAGATTGAAGATCAACAGTTTGAGCTTAATCGTAATCGTACCTACGCTTTTGAACACAGGCGTAGATTCTCAGCAAGAAAGTATGAAATCCTTAAAGGAGTAGATGAAACAGAACTAACCAAGTTTGCCAATGGTGAAGATGGTGCGATGGTCAGGGTTCAGCAAATTGGATCAATCAAACCCATTGAAGATGCACCTATGCCAACAGATACGCAAATCGTTGAAGCAATGATTATGCGTGATATTCAATCTGCAACAGGCAAAGACGCATTATTTAGTGGTCAAACATTGGGAGATAGAACAACATCAGGAGAGGTTCAAACAAGAGCATCCATCTTTAGACTTAAGCTTGAGGATAGGATTGATACAGTTGACAAGTTTGTATTAAAGGTTGGTGATCTAGTATTACAGCATATCAAAGGTAATTTTAAGAAAGATAGAATCATCAGACTATTTGGTAATGAAGGAGAGTATTGGGAAACTCTTACGCCTGATATGATCAAGGATGAAGTGGATATATTTATGGATACTATATCCGCTCCTAAAGTTGATCCTTTAGTTGAAAGACAGCAGGCAATGAACATTTGGCAAATCACAGTAGCGCAAGCGCTGCCTCTAATTCAAGCTGGTATTCTTCAGATAGATTTAAATAAATTATTTGGATGGCTTATGGAGAAGATGGGTATCACTGATGCTGCTAGATTCTTTCTACCTGCTCAGACTCCTACTGCTCCAATACTTGAGAATCCTGCTCCACCTGATCTCAATAAACAGCAGCAAGGGAGTGTACTTCCATTCCCACAAGGAGTACAACAGAACCAACAACCACAAGACTTTACAGCAATGCTGCAAGGTATCAATGGTTCTGGTTTCGCTAATCAATCTGGTTTACAGATAGGACAATGATATGATCTACGCTTCGCTCCGAACATTTCTTTCAAACAGAGGTTTTCAGAAATGATTACTAAAGGCAAAGGTGGTTATACAGTTAAGTCTCATACTACAGGACGTAAGTTTGGAACTTACAAGTCAAAGAAAGCAGCAGTCAAGAGACTCAAGCAAATTAAATATTTTAAAAAGGTTAAAGGTTAATATATGAAAACACCTTATCTTCATACAGATGATTATGAAAAATATGTTTTAGATTTTATGGCATCAGATAAATTTGATCCTGATAATCCTAGAATAACCTATCAAGGAGTTGATGTAGAACAACATCCTTCATTAGAGAAGGGCAGCATTCATCTTATGGATAGAAGTGGTAAGTTTGAATCTGTGCCTATTGAGGTTAAATAATTTAATATGCCTTTATATGATTTTCAATGTATAGAGTGTGAAAAGGTAGAGGAAAAGCTTTTTCCTAAAGCTATTGACTTTATGTTATATCAGAAATACTTAGAAGAGTATATAGAAGAATTAGATGTAATACCTGGATATACTGTAATACACACTGATTTATATCTTCATTATTGTGAGTGTGGTCAACCACAACAAGTATATACTCCTTTGCCTAGTATGCAACCTGATAGTATGTGGGCAGGAACAGATACAAGGATGGGTTATTTCACATCCAAGAGCAAATATGAACGAACATTAAAAGATAGAAATATTGTAACTGTTGATAAAAAAGAACTTGACAAGATTAATAAGAACGTGTATAATGTCAAGCAAGATAAGATAAAGAAGCAAATAAATAATTTAAATAGCTTCGTAGAAAAAGAATTAGCGAGCGTAGAGATTTCTCCTGACGGTAATACCGTAAAGGAAAAAAATAAATATGCTCGTAAACGGCAATAATATAACGACACCGGAAAATACTTCTAGTGATACGCAAACAGTTCTAAAGCCTAATCCTAATCCGTTTGCTAACCCAGGTGTGCCTGCTGGTTTCTTGGATCAAGATCCTAACTCTCTTACCTTCTTGTTTGATCCCGATACAGGAGAGCATAAGATTGCTAAGAAGCAGGAGACACCGCCAGTTACTCCACCTTCTGATACACCACAGAATCAAGAACCAGCTAAGTCTGATCCTAATGAGGAAAGATTTCTTAGACTTGAACAAAGTATTGTTACCATCGGTTCTTTTCTTGAAGGTCTAAAGAATGGTGGTTTAAGTAATTTAAATCCACAGAATCCACCAACTCCAACACAGACTCCTGAAGAGTTTGATTATACAGGAGTTGATATTTCTGATCCGAATAATATACGTGATATAATCCGTAATGAATTTAAAACACTTGTTGCAAGCGAACTCAAGCCATTAATAGGTAAGCAGCAGGAGCTAGGCGTAAGAGCTAGCTTCAATGAAGCTGCCACTAAGTTTGGTGATGAATTTCTAAAAGATGGCGTACCTGTCATCGAACTCCTAATCAAAAATGGAGTAGTGAAAAGTGATCCGAATATGGACTTTGTTAATATCTTCCTGACACTCAAGCAGGCAGGTATGATTAAGCCCAGTTCCGCTAACACGGATAGCACTATTCAACCGTCCAATGGGTCAACTAGACAGCCACAGACGGCACAAGAGTTAGTACAGCGTGCTAATGCACTCTCTACTGAAACTCCTGGCGCACAGCGGACAATTATGAGTAACGGCAACCCTAAGAAGGGAACGAAGGCATATACGGTCAACGATGCTGTTGATGATGCTTTCAATGAACTTTTTGGTGGTCGTTAAATAATTTAAGTTGAATAGTATAAGGAGAACTTTTTATGTCCAATCCTAACTTTGACACGCTAGTTGCGACTACGCTTAAGAACTATCGTGCAAATCTTGCTGATAATATTACGGCTCACCAAGTGCTGTGGTATCAGTTGAAGGAAAGAGGCTTCGTTAGAGAAGACGAAGGTGGAACTTCAATTGTTGAACCATTGCTTGTTGGTCGTAATACTACTGTCAAATCCTACGCTGGATATGACATCATTGACACCGCGCCTCAGACTGGAATCACCGCTGCTGAATACAACTGGAAACAGGTTGCTGGTTCAGTTTCGATTTCTGGTGAAGAGGAATTTAAGAATGGTGGATCAAAAACCAAAGTCATCTCACTTCTTCAATCAAAGATCACACAGCTTGAGCTTTCAATGATGATGGAAATCAACCGTCAGTTGCAGGCTGACGGTACAGGTAATGGTGGTAAAGACATTACTGGTCTTGATCTTGCTGTTGAAGATGGAACAGTTTGGTCAACTTATGGTGGTATTGACTCCAACGCTTTCCCCTACTGGCGTAATCAATGGGTTGATTATAACGCCGTATATGGATTGCTTGATCTTGGTGCTGGTATTACCACTTCTTTAAAGAATTTAATTCGTGCTATGGAACGAATTTATAATTCTTGTATGCGTGGTAAGATTAGACCTACCGTTATTCTTACCGATCAGCTTATGTATGAGGCATATGAGCAGAGTTTGCAACTAACATCTTCTAATTATCGTGTAATGATAGATCAGAAGATGGCTGATGCTGGCTTTATGAATCTCCTTTTCAAAGAAACTCCTGTTGTCTTTGATGAAGATATGCCTAATGCTTCTCTTGTTACTAACTCAGATGACCATCAAATGAAGTTCCTTAATGCCGACTTTATGAAATTTGTTGTCGGACGTGGAAAGAACTTTGTGGTTACTGATATGCAACGTCCAGAGAATCAAGATGCTAAGGTTAGTCAGATTATCCTTTATGGTAATTTGACAATCAACAATCGTGCGCGTCAAGGTGCGATTACTAATATTGATACACAAAATACATAAGGATAACATTTAAGTTATTTAAAGGAGATTTAAAAATGTCACAAAAACTACTTGGAGTTGATATTTTTAGAGTTGATACTGTGCAGCAACACGAACTTGGAATGCAAGCCAAAGATATTCGTGGAGGTGAAGGATTCTTTAGCTTTAAAGAATTTATTGATGGTACTACTCAATTTCGTAGATTTGATCCTGCTGGTGAGTATAGATATGTCAAAGGTGGTACAGGTGGTGCAACAGAAGGTGTTGCTGTTACTGCTGAAACAGGTGCTACTGATACCATAATGCCATATCAAGTTATTAATATGACAGCAGAAGGAGTTATTGAAGGTGTTCCTGTTGTTACTATTCCCGCTAATAGCTTTGGCTGGATTCAGATTAATGGTAAACACTATAACCTCAATGTTCTTGATGCTGTTGCTGATGATGTTCTACTTGAGCCAGGAGCAGGGCCGTCTTTGATTGCTGCTACACTAGACATTGGTTACTTTGGAGCTTCATTAGGTGGAGTATCAATCAGAAAGATTTGTGATGCTAGCTCTCTTGGTGGTGCTGCCAATAGGGGAGTTGGATCAATCAGACCATAAGGAGTATATATGGATTTTGAAAAAGTTACTACTGAAGATGGTAAGGAAATCTTAGAATGTAAGCCACGTTTTGATTCGACGATGGTTGTTCGTAAACCTGTTCCAACTCCTACTGTTCCAGTAGTTAAGGAACCTAAACCAGAAGTTGATCTTATTGCTCCTGAAGCAGTCAATAAGAAAGACTTTGAGTCAAAGACCAAGAAGTAAGAAATTAGGGTTATACGTTAAGGTTTTTATTAGTTGTCTCCTGTTTGCCGCTTTAGCGTATAACCCTAATACTTAATTTATTTAAGAGGAATTATGCCAATTGATATTGAAAACTTTATTAACGAAGATTTGTTGAACGCTTCGGTATCCAATGCACCAAAAGAACCTGAGAAGGTTTTGAGTTTTAATAGATCGGTTCAATTAACTGATTCGATTGAAAAAACTCCTACTCCCAAAAAGAAAAGATTTATTATTCGTTCTTGGATCATAGATAAGTTTACAACGAAACGTAAGAGAGTTGAACTTACTCCTTCAGTTTGTGATGTCTGTGCTTTTGATATTGCTGCTGAGAAACACGGAAATTGGGATGGAGTACCTGAAGCTAGAAAAGCTGATGTTTTGCAAGCTGTTATTGAGCATAAGCGTGAAATGCATCCTATTAGAGAAGATTTGATTGTTGATGAAGATGATATGCCTCAACAATGGCTTGGCGATAAATCAACTATACTCTAAATTATTTAAACTAATGACCATAGAAGACTTCGCATTACTAATGATTCGTGAGCAAGACGAATCATCTTTAGACTCAGGCTATCTTGCAGTTGTTAAAGGATGGACTGAAGATGCTATTGATGAATTGCTTCTTGCTCACGATTGGCGTGAATTACGAAGAACTAAATCATTTACAACTGACACAGTAAACTCTATCTATACCATAGATCAAGGCGTAAGAGAGATTCGTGCTATGAGGTTCAAAGTTACAAATGAACCTATTGATTATCTTGATGGTGAGATGTTGTATAGTGTAGCAGAGGATTTAGAACAAGTACGTAAACCTAGATTTTGGTTTTGGGAATCTTCTATATTTCAATCAAGTGATACGCAACTAAAGATTCAGTTTGATAGTATTCCTGATGTTGCATATGTGATTGAGTATTTAGCTATTGTTGATCCTCTTAGCTTGACATCAACTAATATAAATGTTCCTGTACAGAGACAGATGTTTGCTGCTCTTAAGCATAGAGTAAGGGCATTTATTTATGAACAGGATGGTAATGATGCACAAGCACAGAGTTATATCCAACAGTTCTATGGTGTGATTAATAGATTACTTGAGAAAGATAATTCAAAATCTGCTAACAATTTAAGATTACAAGCTAGAGATATTTCTCATACTAGAGATAAAAGACTAGCACATCTTGATCCTAATCATTTTAGTTAATTTAAATGCCACAGGAAATAGTACCAAGAAATCAAGATATAACACAAACCTCTTGGCAGGATGGTATCATTACGTCTTTACCACCTGAAGAACTACCACCAACAGCAGCACAAGATTTAGTAAATGTTGAATTAGATATTGATGGTAATCTGACTACTAGAACAGGTGCATTAGCTTTTATTCAACCATCAACTACTAGCAGAATAACATCAATATTTAGAGCGCAGTATTCAAACGGTACTGTGCTAATATTATTTACTGCTGGAACTAAATTATTTAAATGCAACGAAGATGGATCATCAATCACAGATATTACAGGAGCATTAACTTTACCTAGTAATACTTTCTGGCAATGGGCAATGTTTGGTGATTTAGCTATAGGAGTTAATAAAGCAACATCAGGCGATAACCCAGTTAAAGTTAATAATGCAGGAACAGCAGCAGCATTAGGCGGATCACCACCTAAAGCTAAATATGTTAGAGTTTGGAATAGTAGGTTATGGTTAAGTGGAACAGGATCAAGTGCTAATACTCTAACAGCATCAGTTGTTAACTCACCTGAGAACTGGACAATAGATACTACTGACACAAGTGCTATAAGCTTGCCTGTTGATCCTAATGATGGAGATTTTATAACTGGATTAGAGGTATTCCGAGGATCTTTATTTGTATTTAAACGTAGAAAGATTAATGTAGTTTCACCTATCGGTAGCCCTGCTACAATACCAGGAAACTTAAGAGTTGATGTATTTACAAAAAACTTAGGTTGTATTTCTGCATATTCAATTCAACCTGTCTTAGATGATGTTGTATTCTTAGCAGAGGCAGGAGTTTGTAGCTTAAGTCAGTCAGAATATGGAGAATTGAAATCTGCTATTCTTTCACAGAATATAGCAGAACTAAGTATTTTAAAAAAGACAAGTGCTTTGATAGAAGAGATACCAGCAGTTGTATTAGATGATATGAATCAGTATTGGATTTCCATACCATCTACCGTATCTCCTAGAGGAATTAATGAGACATATGTACTAGATTATCAAAGGATTAAAGAAGGTCTTATTAGATGGGTTAGGTTTAATGGTTTGATTTGTGGCACAGCTTTTGGTGAAAAACTAGATGGAAACTATAAAACCTATCTGATAGGAGCATATACCGTAGCATCTGTAAATACTAAGATTTATAAATATACTCCTACTGATCCAGCTAAAACTTTTGCTGATGATAATACTGCGTATGTTAAGTTAATTAAAACCAAATCTTATGTTGGAAGTAGTTCATTAATTAGACACTTATGGCTAAGATTTGGTATGTCATTAAATCTTATCTCAGAAATTCTAACACTTGTTGTAAACTATTTTTATAACAATAATGTTAATGTGGATGGTGGTTATGGATTTAACTTTGTGTTTACTGGCGCTGCTCCACCTTTGTATGGTACTGCAATTTATGGAACTGCTCATTATGGATCAGCAGCGGATTTCTTTAGAGAAGAGATTATATGGGAACGTTTTCAAAAGAATGAGAATGGAAGAAAAGCAAGGATAGTCTCATTTGAAATATCTTCATCTCAAAAGAATGAAGGATTTGTATTTAAATTTTTACAGATGGAATATGCCAAGTTAACCCGTAAGAAGGCAAGGACAATATAAGATGGCTTTAGCAAGACTACACGGATCAGATATAGCTAATGGTCAAATAGTAGATGCTGATGATTTAAACGAAGAGTTTAATCAGCTTGTAAATATTTTAAATGGCACATCTAATGATAAAGATGCCATTATAAAATTATCTAGTGCTACATTGGCAGCACTATTACTGAATCAACAGAATAGTTCTGGCCCTGTACAGATATGGCAATTGAATGGTACAGACAAAATAAAGATTAATAATCTGGCACAGCTTGAATCTTTGCTATCTACTGGCACTGCTCCATTAGTTGTAGCATCTACAACGAAAGTAAATAATTTAAATGCTGATCTTTTAGATGGATTAGATTCTGCTGCTTTTGCTCAATTAGCTTCAGCTAAAGTATCTTTTGCTATAGAGTTTACTATAACTGATCCAGCTACTTGTAATCTAGGATCAAGGGAGTTTGGATCTTTCATTGTTCCTAATGGTGGTACATATACTTTTACTAAAGCTAAGGTAATGTTTAGGACTGGTTCACATACATCAGGAGCAAGTTTACAATTTAAAGTAGATCAAGTTGGCGTTGGTGACAGGGCTACTCTAAATCTTAATGACACTAATAATACTGTCGGCGCTATATACGCGGACGATTTCGCTGATTTCACTCAGCCAGAAAACGCTATCTTTAGCTGTTATCTTAACACAAGAAGTGGAACTATAACTGAGAAAGATGTTACAGTTAGCTTAGAAGGATATAGGACGATATTCTAAATGGCGTTAATTACATTACAAGCTACGGTTAATCAAACACCTGATCCTAACTTTGGTACAGATTCAACAGTTACTACGCCCAGTAATACAGGTTATGCAACATCACAAGTACAGGATCTAGGAGTAGGAGCGCAGCAAAATAAATCTTGTAGATGGTCTGGTTATTCTAATGTAACAGCACGTAAAACAAAAGTAACTGTAAAATTTGATTGGCAGATTGTCAATGGTGGTGGTAGCACAGATATTAGTTTAGGTGGAACAGCTAATGCTGATGCTTCATTTAATGTTCAACTATCTACAGATGGTGGATCAACATTTGCTTCTACTATGCTAACTAGAAGTGGTAACATAAGTGGAAATAATACATTTGATCTAACTGATTCAGGATCAGTAAGTTTTGATGTTTCTCCTATTCCATCCGATCTTTCACAGATTCAGATTCGGAGTAGAATGCACGCTAATGCCACTACTACTGGTAATGGTAGCGCACAGGCAACCGTTAATGCTAACGTATCTAATATTAAAGTTGAGGTTATTACAAATACAGCTGCTATTATCGTAGCTAATTAAGAAATTAAGTTATTTAAATGCAGAACACTTCATCATTTGTACAGTTTAAAGATTTACCTAACTTTCAATCAATGTTTGGTAATATTGGTAATAGTTGGAATAATCCACTACCTAACGATCTTTATATTAAAGGCGTACCAAAGAACATATTTAAGAAATATCTTGAGGCTGATAAAGTAGGAAACGTAGGTGCTGGTACAGATGATCTACAGACATTTACATTACCTGCAAAATCGTGGCGTGATGGAGATAGGTTAACTATTGCATATGCCGGAATATTTGCTGTAAATGATAATGATAAGAGAATACAAATCCTAGCTGATGGACAGACTGTAGAAGATTTTGGTGCATTTGATTTTGATTCTGGTGAGTGGGTTGTCTATCAACATTACATCAGAGAAAGTGCTACCACACTTAGAGTAGACTATATGGGAATGTATGGTGAACCTTTAGTAATTGATGAAGCAGTTATCGCAGGAACGCCTGATATTATATTTTTACCTAGAACTAGACTGATAACTGTATCTAATTTAGATAGTAATAACATTATCTTAAAGGTAACAGGCACAGCAACAGCAAATAATGATATTGTTCAATCTATGAGTTGGATTGATTTAACAAGATTTTAAGGAGTACGATGGCACTAAACACGTTTCAAAAAGCTGTTAGTGATTTAGCCCATAGTTTAGGTTTAAAAGGTGAAGCTGAGAAACAAGTATATAATACGCCTCAATATCAAGACCTAATCAAAAGATTATATGGTGATATTGCTTTGCCTGCTGGTATAACCGATGCTATGGTTACTAATAGAAGTGCAGGCAGTTTATCATATACTGATCCTGAAGGTTATGTACATCAGTTGATGAGGAATCTAAATGGTCTTGATCCTAGACTTGGTTCTGTATCAGAGTTTAGCACTAATCGTCCTGCTGTACTTCCTGCATCTGGTCAAGAGAAGTCAGCAGTTAATGACTTGTTGCCACAGCTAGTTAATTTATTTAAGAATCCTTTAGGTCTTTCACAACTTGATCCACAAACACAAGCTCTACTTGCTGTGATGAAGCAAGCAGAGGATCAAGCATTACAGGAACAGTTTGATAGAGAGTCAGCAACATCAGTTGCAACATTAGTAGATCAAGGAGTTGGTTCAAGTTCTATTGCTGGTAATATAATGAGTCAACTTCTTAAAGGTCAAGGTATTGTAAAGAGTCAAGCACAAGGACAACAGGCAAGTAGACAGCTTGGATTACAACAATTCTTGACACAAGGACAGCAAACACAGAATCAAGATATGCAATCCTTTGTGCTTAATTTACTTAATCAAGCTTTGAATAGAGATGTATCAGGAGCGCAGATTGGCGTACAAGAGAAACAGATAGGTAATCAAAACGAACAGTTCTATCAAACACTGCAAGAACAGATACGTCAGTTCAATGAACAGCAAAGAGCAGCAGAAAGAA